GCCCAGTGGTGGCTTTCTCTTGGGATATGGTTCCTAGTCGTTTCTGGGGCCGTGGTATCTGTGAGAAGGGTTACAACTCCCAGAAGGCACTTGATGCAGAGCTTCGCGCTCGTATTGATGCTCTGGCACTGACTGTTCACCCGATGATGGCGATGGATGCTACCCGTATCCCTCGTGGCGCTAAGTTTGAGGTGCGCCCCGGTAAGACATTCCTTACCAACGGTAACCCTGCTGAGATTCTCCAACCGTTTAAGTTCGGTAGCTTGGATCAAGTAACCTTTGCTCAGGCAGGTGAGCTTCAGAAGATGGTTCAGATGGCTACAGGCGCTGTTGATGCTGCTGGTATCCCCGGTTCTATCAATGGTGAAGCTGCTGCTGGCGCTGTGAGTATGTCTCTTGGTGCAATCATCAAGCGTCATAAGCGCACACTGATTAACTTCCAAGAAACCTTCTTGATTCCTTTGATTGAGAAGACTGCTTGGCGTTATATGCAGTTTGACCCTGACAACTACCCTGTACAAGACTTTAAGTTTGTTGCTTCTAGCTCTCTGGGTGTGATTGCTCGTGAATACGAGGTCACTCAGTTGGTGCAGTTGATGCAAACGATGGGTCAAGACAGCCCTGTGTACCCCTTGTTGATTGCTGCTGTGATTGACAACATGGGTGTGGCTAACCGAGAGGAACTCCTTGAGCAAATCAAGGCTGCTTCTCAACCTAACCCAGAAGCACAGCAAGCTGCGATGCAGCAACAACAGATGCAGATGGAACTGATGAGCGCACAGCTTCAGTTGACTCAGGCACAAGCTCAAAAGGCTATGGCTGACGCTAACAAGGCTCAGGTTGACGCTCAGATTGCTCCTCAGATGGCTCAAGCCAAGTATATCTCTGCATTGTCTAACAACCTTGATGAAGATGATGAGTCGAAAGACTTTGAACGTCGAGTCAGGATCGCTGAGTTGTCGCTGAAAGAAAAAGATATTGATACGAACGTAGAGATTACCCGTATGCAAATGTCCAATCAGAACAACACGACTCAATAACTAGTAACAGCAGTTTTTAAGAAAGGTTCTCCATGACGGATAAAGAACTAGAAAAGTATTTTGAAACTTACATGGACTTCTTCTTGACGGAGGGGTGGCAACAGTTTAAAGAGGAGTTTGAAGAATCTTTCAAACATCTCAATACTCTGGACACTCTTCACGAAGAGAAGCAGTTTATGTATCGAAAGGGACAATTAGAAGTCTTGCACCGATTGGTAGGCTTTGAAGACGCTATTAAAGGCGCTTTTGAGGAGTACAACAATGCTAAGAGTGTTTGATTTCCTTTGTCCTAACGATCACCTATCGGAATCATTTGTTAACTCTGAAACCAGAGAAATTAACTGTCCGGTATGTGGTCAAACAGCGATGAGACAGATGAGCACACCCCGTGTTAGTTTAGAGGGCACTAGCGGGGACTTTCCCGGAGCAGCAATGCAATGGGAACGTAAGCACGCTCAGAAGCTCAAAGCTGAACAAAAAGCTAGTGGACTCTATTAATAGACAACCCACTTAATCACCTTCCATAATAGTTTATACACTACGGAGTAAGAATGGCAAATTTCCTAGACGAAGACTTGAATCCAGTTGATTCACAAGACACAAGCGACATTAACGAAGCTGACACTCAACACGACGACATCAATAACGCACAGACTGATAACGAGTCTGCTTCTCAGCAAGAGGAGGATGACATCCCGGAGAAATACCGTGGTAAGTCTGCTAAAGAGATTGCTCGTATGCACCAAGAGGCTGAAAAGGCTCTGGGGCGACAGGGTTCAGAAGTTGGTGAACTTCGCCGGGTTGTGGATGACTTTATTAAAGCCCAAACCGTCACTCAAAAACAACAAGCCCCTGATACTGTCGATGAAGACGTTGACTTCTTCGCAGACCCTGAGAAAGCTGTAAGTCGAGCTATTGCTAACCATCCCAAAATTAAAGAAGCGGAGATGGTATCCAATCAGATGAAACAAGCTGAAGCAGTTGCCCGATTGAAGGCTGCTCACCCTGACCACCAACAAGTTATTGCAGACCCTGAGTTTGCTGACTGGGTTGGTAAGAGTCGGGTTCGACAGGAACTGTTCGTTCGAGCAGACAAAGCCTTTGACCTTGATGCCGCTGATGAGCTTCTCTCCACATGGAAAGAACGCAAAGCTGTGGTAGAGAGCAGCAAGGCTGTTGGTCAAGCAGAGCGAAAGCAAGCTGTAAAAGCTGCCTCCACGGGCAGTGCTAAGTCAGCAGGTGAGTCTGGTTCTAAGAAGACTTATCGACGTTCCGACATTATCGACCTTATGGTTCGTAACCCTGAACGCTATGCGGCTCTCAGTGATGAGATCATGGCTGCGTATGCACAAGGGCGTGTAAAGTAATTTTATATAAACTCTTTTGAAAGGTATTTATCATGGCTGGTGAATTTTCTCCTACTAACTCCGTTAACAACACCCGTGCAGCGACGTTCATTCCAGAAATCTGGAGTGATGAAGTCATTGCTGCCTATAAGTCCAACTTGGTGATGGCTAACCTCGTCAACAAGATGAGCTTCAAGGGCAAGAAGGGTGATACCCTCCACATCCCTAAGCCTTCGCGTGGCGCTGCTTCGGCTAAAGCTACCGAGACCCAAGTGACTTTGCAACAAGCCACTGAGTCGGAAATCCAAGTCTTGGTGAACAAGCACTACGAGTATAGCCGCTTTATCGAAGACATCACCGAAGTGCAAGCTTTGGCTTCTTTGCGTAAGTTCTACACCTCTGACGCTGGTTACGCCTTGGCTAAACAAGTTGATACCGACTTGTTGGCTTTGGGTCGTGGCGTTAAGGGTGGTGACGGTACTATCGCCTATGACAAGGCTGTTATCGGTTCCGATGGTTCGACCTTGTACACTGGTTCCAACGAAGCTGCATTGACTGATGCTGCTATCCGTAAGGTTATCCAGACCTTGGACGATGCTGACGTTCCTATGGACGGTCGTGTGTTGGTGATTCCTCCTGTTGCTCGTAACACCTTGATGGGCTTGGCTCGTTTCACCGAACAGTCGTTCACTGGTGAAGCTTCTGGTGGTAACACCATCCGTAACGGTCAGATTGGTGATGTGTATGGCGTTAAAGTCTACGTGTCTACCAACTGCGAAACCGCTACGGGCGCTGCTCGTATCGCGCTTATGTTTCATAAGGATGCCTTTGTTCTCGCCGAGCAAATGGGTGTTCGTTCGCAGACCCAGTACAAACAGGAATATTTGGCAACTCTCTATACGGCAGATATGTTGTATGGCGTTAAGGAATTGAGGGACGAGGCAGCCGTTGCAATCGCATTGGCAGCTTAATTGCTCATAAGAAAGAGGGGTCTTTATTGACCCTTCTTTTGTAGTTGTGCTATAATAGAACTAGCCCCACTACAAAAGGAAAGAAATGAAAACTTGTCTTTGTTGTTGTTTAGAAAAACCTTTGACCGAGTATACAACACATCGCGCCACTAAAGATAAAAAATATACTTATTGTAAAACTTGTAAAAGCCTAAAAGATAAGGAACTATACGAGAAAAATAAAGATAAAAAGAAAGAACAAAGAAAACAAAATTATATTGAGACTCAAGCCTATACACGTAATAAACAATCACAGTATTATCAACAAAACAAAGAATTGTTTATACGGTTGTCCGCAGATAGGCGAGCAAATAAAGTAAAAGCAACTCCGTTGTGGGCAGACTCAAAAGAAATTCAGTATTACTACAACATAGCTGCTTACTTTACTGAGTTAAGTGGTGGGTTTGTTAAATACCATGTTGACCATATTGTTCCTCTCAAGGGTAAAAACGTATGTGGTCTTCATGTTCAAAATAACCTACAAGTTTTAAAAGCTGTAGATAACTTAAGGAAATCAAACAAACATGGCTGCTACGTTTAAATGTAAGAATACAGGTAACACCGTTACTTTCCGAGATGATGTCGATATTGTAGGTATGCGGATGCACCCTGAATATGAGGAGGTGCTTGCACCGAGCAAAGAGGAGGCATACCCAGAAAAGGTACAAACCACCCCAGAATGGGTACAAGAATCTGAACAACCAGTTGTTAAGCGGGGACGACCCGCCAAGAAGGATTAACTATTATGGCGATTTACAGAGGCTCAGGCGGCTCTGGTGAGAGTACGACAAACACAACAGTCAACCAAGTAGCTGCTGATGCTGTTACTGCTACCAACGCTGCCACGGCTGCTGCTTCGTCAGCTACCAGTGCAGCCTCTAGTGCCTCAGCAGCCTCTAGCAGTGCTTCTACGGCCTCCACGGCTGCTAGTGCTGCTCAAGCTGCTAAAACGGCTGCTGAAGCTGCCTCAACAGCTTCTATCAACTTTGCTGAGGAAGTCACCACAGAGGTAGAAACCTTAGCAGCAGGTGAAGATGCTACGGTAACTTATGACCCTGAGACTATTACCTTGTCTTTTGGTGTGCCTACAGGCGCTACAGGAGCTACTGGGCCACAAGGAGAGCAAGGTATACAGGGTATTCAAGGCGAGACAGGCCCAACAGGAGCAACTGGCGATACAGGCCCACAGGGGCCACAGGGTATCCAAGGTGAAACTGGAGCTACAGGTGCTACGGGAGCTACAGGGCCGCAGGGTGAACAAGGTATCCAAGGTATTCAAGGCGAAACAGGTGCTACTGGCCCACAAGGAGAGCAAGGCATCCAAGGTATTCAAGGTGAGACCGGAGCTACTGGAGCCACTGGCCCCGGGGTTGCAGCAGGTGGTACTGCTGGTCAATTCCTGACAAAGAATTCTTCAACCGATTACGACACTTCATGGACTGACACCATTGACGGAGGCACATACTAATCATGGCTAACACTATTCAAATCAAACGCAGTTCTACTGCTGGCTCTATTCCTACCTCTGGTAACTTGGTTGCAGGTGAACTTGCTCTTAACCTTGTTGACAAGAAGATTTTTACTGAAGATGCAAGTGGCAACGTGATTGAGTTGGTGGTTGGCGCTGTTAACAGCTTCACCAAGGCTCAACGAGGCACTGTAGTTGCTCTGACCGATGGCTCGACGATTACCCCTGACTTCTCTTTGGGTAACAACTTCAGCTTGACCATTGGTGGCAACCGCACCTTGGCTAACCCAACGAACCTCACTGCTGGTCAACATGGCACGATTGTCATCACTCAGGATGGCACGGGTGGTCGCACCTTGGCCTTTGGTAGCTACTGGAAGTTCGCTGCTGGCACTGCTCCATCGTTGACCTCTACGGCTGCTGCTGTGGATGTGTTGGCTTACTACGTGGAGAGTTCCACCCGTATCACTGCTCGTTTGATTGGGGACGTGAAATGAGCGTAATCGGCAATCCTTTATTGCTGTCGCCCGAGGGCTACCAGATTGACCGCTCGGTGCGCCTGCGCCGTTCTGCGTCTGCCTACTTGAACCGGACTGTCGGTAGCGCCTCAAACCGCAAGACGTGGACTTGGAGTGGTTGGGTTAAGCGTGGAACATTGAGTGCCCAACAAGGTGTGTTTGGTAGCAATAATTCCGCAACATACCCAAGAACTTCTTTCTACTTCACATCCAGTGACACGTTGCAGTTGTTTGAAGAAGATGGGACTGGAGCAAACATTACTGTCTTGGTGACAACACAAGTATTCCGTGACCCATCGGCTTGGTATCACGTTGTGTTGGCAAGAGACACGACAGCAGCAACATCGTCTGATCGTGTGAAGCTGTATGTCAACGGAGTTCAAATCACTTCGTTTTCATCGTCCACATACCCGACATTGAATTTTGATGGTCAGGTCAACAACACATCATATCCACAAACAATTGGACGGACTGACGGTGGTAACTACCTTGACGGCTACCTCGCCGATGTCAACTTCATTGACGGTCAAGCCCTGACACCCAGCAGCTTCGGTGAAACCGATGCAGTCACTGGCGTGTGGAAGCCAAAGAAGTACGCTGGCACATACGGCACCAACGGCTTCTACCTCAACTTCTCTGACCCATCATCCACGACCACGATTGGCTACGACTACTCGGGCAACGGCAACAACTGGACATCGAACAACATCTCGGTGACTGCTGGTGTGACGTATGACTCGATGATTGACACGCCTACGCCTTATGCCGATGGCGGGAATGGGCGGGGGAACTACTGCGTATTAAACGCGCTGTCTAAGATGGGCACGCCTACCAACAGCGCGGCAAACCTTCAAACTAGCCTTGCCGCGAGCAGCCTTGTAAATGGCTCGCAAGTGGTGTCTTCAGGTAAGTGGTACTACGAGGCTCAGTTCACTAGCGGAAGTGACGCCTTCATTGGTTGGAACAGGGTTGACCTGCAAACTGGCACAGGAAACTCATTTCAACAAGCTGGTTCACTGATTTATTTATCAAGCAACGGAAGCCGCTACAAAGATGGTGACGGTGGCGCTGTTTATGGAGCGTCTTACACAACATCAGACGCTATCGGTTGCGCCATCGACTTGGACAACAACCAAGTTACTTGGTACAAGAACAACGTCTCTCAAGGGACAATTTCGATTACTGCTGGCAACTATGCACCATGTTTGGTAACAGGTGGCACGGCTTGTAACTTCTTGTCCAACTTCGGTCAACGCCCCTTCGCCTACACACCACCGACAGGCTTCAAGGCGCTGAACACGCAGAACCTGCCAGAGCCTACGATTGTGGATGGTAGTCAGTATTTTGATGCCACGACCTACACGGGTAATGGAACGACTCAGAGCATCGTAAACAGCGGTGGGATGCAACCTGACTTGGTGTGGATTAAGCGTAGGTCTGCTGCTGCTGACCATGCATTGTATGACTCGTCACGAACCCTTGGTGTGGCTTTGGCAAGCAACTCAACAGGTGCAGAAGGCGCTGTTGTCACCAACGGCCTCATGACTGCTTACAACTCCGATGGATTCAGTGTTGCTGTCGTGAGCGGAGACAACACTACCAACGGAACTGCCAACACGTTTGTCGGCTGGCAATGGAAAGCCAACGGAGCAGGTGTGTCCAACACCGATGGCTCCATCACCTCAACGGTGAGTGCTGGTGTGACTCAGGGGTTCTCTGTTGTCACTTATACGGGCACTGGCTCCAACGCTACGGTGGGTCACGGCTTGGGTGTTGCGCCAAAGATGGTGATTGTGAAGAACCGAAGTGGAACTAACGGATGGGCTGTTGGCCATAACGCACTGGACGCAGCTTCTCCTTGGAATTATTTTTTGGTACTTGAAGGTACAGATTCGAGAGTGTTAACTAACCTTGCGTGGAACAACACTGCGCCAACATCTTCTGTGTTTTCACTTGGAACAGGGACGCGGTTTAACGCCAATACTGGAACCTACGTAGCCTACTGCTTCGCAGAAGTCCCCGGCTTCAGCAAGTTCGGTAGCTACACAGGCAACGGTAGCACTGATGGGCCTTTTGTGCATCTCGGATTCCGTCCTGCGTATGTGATGATTAAAGTTATCAACAACACTTATGATTGGGAAATTGCAGACTCATCCAGAAGCTCTACAAACTTCGTAGATGACTTCCTTGTTCCAAACTCATCTGCCGCTGAAAATGCAAACGTTGGCGCAGCCAACTCAATAGATTTTCTATCTAACGGATTCAAAATCAGGGCAAACTGGACACGGTTAAACGATGCCAGTGGAACATTCATATACATGGCCTTCGCCGAACACCCATTCAAGAACGCCCTCGCACGATAAGGAGCAACAATGTTTTTACTCAACAATAGCAAACCCCTCGCCATTGACGTGGCGTTCACCAGCGGTGGTATTCAATACCCTGCCAACTGGCTTCGCTTGGCATCCCCTGCTGAACGCAGTGCCATCGGCATCACGGAAGTGGCTGACGAGGATACGTCCTTCGATGGTCGCTACTACTGGAGCCGAGGTAACGCCAAGGCTTTGGAAGACCGTGAGGAGTCAGACCAAGAGGGCAACCCGCTGTACGTCAAGGTCTTGGGCGAGGTCAACGGTGAACCAGCAATGGTTGACACCACCGAACGACTGGTCACCAAGGGCTTGAAGTCGCAGATGATTGCTCAGGTCAAGCACACGGCTGGAACCTTATTGGCCCAGACCGACTGGATGGTGATTCGCAAGGCAGAACGTGATGTGGCTATCCCTTCGGGTGTGGTTGCCAAACGTGCTGCCATCGTTGCAGAAGCTGACCGCTTGGAGACAGCCATTGCTGCTGTTGCCAACGTGGAAGCCCTCATCGAGGTGATGAACGGTCAACAGTGGGGTGAATAATAATGCAGCAAGAGGAAGTCACTCATAAGGAGATTTATGAACGACTGATTGCAGTGGAGACTAAGGTAGACCGCATCGACACTAACACTGCTGATGTGGTCACTGCTTTTAAAGCTGCTCAAGGGGCTTTCATAGTCCTTGAGTGGCTT